GCCCTTAACATGTTGATTCAGGGCGGAGCTGCCGACCAAACCATTAGAGCTATGGTGGAATGTTATAGGAAAAATATCCCTGTGCTGTTTACTGTACATGATGAGATAAATTGTTCCTTGACATCTGAGAAACAAGCTGCTACAATTAAAGATATAATGGAAAATAGCACAGAGTTAAATATTCCTAGCTTAGTTGAATGTGGTAGCGGTAATTCTTGGGAAGAAGCGAAATGAAGACCAAAACAGAATTAGAAATAGAAAAGTACGAGATAAGAATTAATATATTAAAGAAAACTATGGAACTGGAAGATTTACAAAAAGAAATAACCAGGCTTAAATCTAAGATTAAATCAATAGATTTAGATATAAAACAAGCAAGCTCTGTGAGGATATAAACATGCCGTATATTGCTATATGCTTACGTAAGCATATAGACGAACAATTGAATCTTAATAAATTAGTGGATTTTATATCCAAGAAAGATACCAGAGATGGGATTATGGAAGGAGAGCTTAATTATATTATATCTAGAATTGTTAAAGCCTATATTACCAGCTATCCCTGTTATTACCAATATAATTCTGCTATTGGTGCCTTAGAGTGCGCTAAACAAGAAATATACCGAAGACATATAGCACCTTATGAAGAATTAAAAATTCATGAAAATGGGGACATATAAATGGGACATATATATTTAGCAAGTCCATATACTAATAATAATAGCCAATTACAACAAATGAATGAATACGCGGTGAATAAAGTATTTGGAGAATTAATTAAAATGGGCTATAAAAAAATATTTGCACCTATAGCACAGAGCGCAGCAGCAGTAAGAGCTTGCCCTGAATTAGACGGCAAATATGATTTCTGGGCGGAGACTGATGAATACTTTGTAGAAACAGCAGATGAAATGTTTATTGTTATGTTACCAAATTGGGAAAACTCTTATGGTGTTGCTAAAGAAGTTCAGCATTGTGAACAGTCGAAAATCCCAATTAGATTTGTTCGAGTATCATTTTGGAATGAAGTTGAAGAGATAACTGATCCAATTAAATTTGTTAATGGTGAGTGGGATATTGTTGGCTATAATAAATTGGACGATGCTGAATGTTTTCAGTTTAAAAGACTATTGGACGGGAGAAACAGTAAGTGATATTTACTAGAAAGTTAGACAAGAAATATATTGATCAGGATATGATCGGGGCACTAGTGGCTATCCAAGAAGTAATGAAATTAGGTGCCGATAAATATGGTTTAAATAGCTATAAAGATCCTGATAATCCAAGCATGCAGCATAAGGCCAATGGAGCTTCCATGTTTAGACATCTGTCACAGCATCAGGTAGATAGTAACGCTATTGATGAGGAATCAGATCAATTTCATATTGCTCATTTAGCATGTAGAGCACTCATGAAAATAGTTAGATTGAATAAAGGTATAGATATAAACGAGCATATATAGGAGAACTGTATGTCTATTTTAAATAAGATTGGAAATTATAATACGGCCGGAGCCGTAGAAGAAATTACTTTAGAGGAATACTTAAAGAGAGCTAAAGAGGACTCTAGTTTATATTTAACAGCTGCAGAGAGGATGCTTAGGGCGATTGGGGAGCCGGAAATAGTCGATACTTCTAAAGACAAGCATTTGTCTAGAGTATTCAGTAATAAATTAATTAAGAAGTATAAAGTGTTTGAAGATTTCTATGGTATGGAAGATAGCATAGAACGCATAGTTTCTTTCTTCACGCATGCAGCACAAGGATTAGAAGAAAGTAAGCAGATTCTGTACTTATTGGGCCCTGTGGGCGGCGGCAAAAGTTCTTTGGCTGAAAAATTAAAAGAATTAATGTCTACTCAGCCAATCTTTGCTATTAAAGATTCTCCTATTTTTGAAAGCCCACTTGGTCTATTCTCTCCTAAAGACAGTAAGGCACTAGGGATTCCTGGCAGGTATTTAACGGCAAGGATATCACCATGGTTAACTAAGAGATTAGATGAGCTAGGGGGGGATTTAAGCAAACTTAAGGTAGTTAAAATTTATCCTAATCAGGCCAGACGAATAGCTATTGCAAAGACTGAGCCAGGTGACGACAATAATCAGGATATTTCAACTCTGGTTGGTAAATTAAATATTAGAAAATTAGAGGAGTTTGATCCAAACGATCCAGATGCATACAGCTACTCTGGAGGTTTGTGTAGAGGAAATCGAGGTGCATTAGAGTTCGTTGAAATGTTTAAAGCACCAATAAAAATGCTACATCCTTTGTTGACTGCTACACAGGAAAAGAACTATAATGGTACGCAAGAGATAGGAAGTATTCCTTTTGATGGGTTAATTATTGCTCACTCTAATGAGTCAGAGTGGCAGACATTTAAGAATGATAAGAAAAATGAAGCATTCATTGATAGGGTATTTATTGTTGATGTGCCATATTGCCTGCGTGCAAGTGAAGAAGAAAAAATTCTTAAGAAATTGATTAATAATAGTACGTTGGCAGATGCTCCGGTAGCACCAGGAACGTTTAAGATGTTGGCTGAGTTTAATGTGATGACTCGGATTGAGAAGCCAGAAACAGCAAAGAGTAGTTTATTTACTAAGATGGAAGTATATGATGGGCGTGAGGTTAAATCAAAAGATTCTCATGCTAAGTCAATTATTGAATATAAGGACTTGATCGCTAAGCCGGAAGGCTTCTATGGATTCTCTACTCGTCTTGCTTACAAGGTTTTAGCGAGTACATTTAATAGGGATATTGATGAGATAGCCGCTAATCCAATTCATTTAAAGTTATGCTTGCAGGACCAAATAGAAAAAGAAAGATATGGTCATGATAGGACAGTTTATTATTTAGCAATTTTAGATTTATTGCAAAATAAATATTTAGAGGAATTGGAGAAAGATATTCAGGAGAGCTATCTGGATTCTGCAAGTGAATATGGGCAGAATTTATTTGAGAGATATGCATTATATGCCGATCATTGGATACAAGATGAAGATTTCAGAGATCCAGAAACTGGAGAGATGTATAATAGAGAGTCCCTGAATTCAGAGCTTGAGAAGATAGAGAAGCCAGCGGGCATAGCTAATCCTAAGGATTTCCGCAATGAAATAACACAGTTCTTCTTGAGATATAGTGCTAAGAATGGCGGGAAGAAACCTGCTTGGAATAGTTATAACCCCATCAAAGAAGTAATTGAAAAGAATATATTCTCTCACACTTCTGATTTATTGCCGATTATATCTTTTTCTGGCCATGCTAATAAAGATGATCAGAAGAAGCACGATCAGTTCGTGTCTAATATGAAGAAAAAGGGATATACAGGTAAGCAAATTAAGATTCTTGTTAACGTTCATGAGAAATTTAAGAAGCAATAATTATGGCAAATATAATAGACAGAAGAGAAACCAATAGAAATAAGTCTTCTATTAATCGTGAGAAGTTTGTGTCTAAACACAAGAAAAGGTTTAGAAAATCTTTACATGATAAATTAAGAAATAAATCTATTAAAGATATAGAGAAGGGAGAAGATCGTTCAATAGATGTAGAGGATATATCTGAACCTACATTTACTTATGACAGATCTACAGGAAAGCCTACTCATATAGTTACTGAAAATAGTGAAGGAAAGAGACGTAAGGATATTGTGGTTCATGACAATTCAGGCTCCGGAGGAGGTGCTGGAAATGGAGAGTCTGACGACGAAGAATTTAGCTTTGAGCTGACCAAGAAAGAATATGTAGATTTATTGTTTGATGAACTTGAATTGCCTAATTTTGTTAAGGAAGGTCTTGCTGTTGAGACTAATAAGAAACTAATGCGAGCAGGGTATTCAAAGGAAGGAATACCTGCGAGATTAGACTTGCTTAAAACAATGGAAGCAGCTTTGTCTAGAAGGATTGCCAATAAAAATAACAAGAAAAAACCTAGATTTTTAGATGATGAAGATCTTAGATATAAGTTTTTTGATTTAAAAGAAAATAAGATTAAAAGGGCCACCATGATTTGTGTTATGGATGTTTCAGGGTCTGTTACAGATGAAATAAAGCAAATGTCCCGGAAGTTTTTTATTTTACTATATTCATTCTTAAAAAAATCATACGATGATGTCCAATTAAGATTTGTTATTCACCATTCAAAAGGAATGGAAGTAAATGAACAACAGTTTTTTGGTACTTCAGAGAGTGGCGGTACTGCTGTTTCGTCAGGACTTGAAGTTGTACAAAAAATTATAGATAAAGATATTGATTTAAACACGACAAATGTGTATGTGGCCCAAACATCTGATGGGGATAATTGGGGCGGTGATAACGAGAGGTGCTATAATATACTTAATAATTATATGTTGCCATGTGTTCAATATTATGCCTATGTAGAGTTGTTTCAAGGAAGAAGAGTAGCTGATTTACAGTTATATAGGATGTTTAAGGATTTAAACAAATCTCATGATAATTTAGGTATAGTCCGAACAGAAGTAGGTAATCCCTCTTTTATTATAGAAGCATTGTACAAACTATTTAAGAAGAAATAACATGAGTAAATTATTATTTGATAAGCATGAGTGGGATTTCGACACTATAAATAAGACGTGGGACGTAATAGATAGTATTGGTCAGGAATATGGACTTGACTACTATCGTCCACAAATAGAAATTATATCTGCAGAGCAAATGCTAAGTGCTTATAGCTCAAATGGACTACCTAATTTATATTCACATTGGTCATTTGGTAAAAGCTATTTACAGCATTTAGATTCGTACAAGACAGGTCGAAGTATGTTGGCGTATGAAATAGTTATTAATTCAGATCCGTGTATTGCTTACTTAATGGAAGACAACTGTGTTGATGGTGATACTGAGTACCTGTCTCCTACTGGATGGAAGAATATTAAGGATTATTCAGGGGAAGAAGTACTTGGATTTAATCCTGATGACACTGCAGAGTTTGTAAAGCCAAAGCGCTATATTATATCTAAAGTAAGTCATCCTATGATAAGTATTTCAGGAAAAGGAACTGACCAGTTGGTCACGGAGAAGCATCGAGTTATATACAGAAAAAGAAATGGAGAGTTGGCAGAAGATCTAGCTAAGAATATATATAATAAGCACAAGGGATTAAAGCAGGGGTGGGACGGCAAGATAATTACTGCAGTCAATTTAAAGAAATCTGACGGTATAGATCTTTCAGATGATCAAATAAGAGTGATGTGCGCAGTTCACGCCGATGGGTGTTTCTCATCTTCTGGAAATTATTGTAAATTTGAATTTAAAAAGAAGATAAAAGTGTATAGACTTATAGGGCTATTAAATAATGCTAAAATTAAATTTAATTTAAATATAAAGCCAAATGGTAACACACATATAAGTTTTAGTGCACCGATTAAAACAAAACATTTTACAGAATATTGGTACGGGTGTTCTTCTGGCCAATTAAAGATCATCGCAGATGAAGTATTTCATTGGGACGCAGATCTAAAGTTAAACAATCAATACTATTCTTCTGATATTGAAGATATTAATTTTGTACAGTATTCTTGTATTGCTAATGGTATATGTGCTACTTATAGTAAAGGTCCGACATGTTTTAGACTAACTAAGTCTAGCTGTATTGATAGAAGAATTGGAAGTGTGGATAAACGTGAGAATGATAAAGCTTATTGTTTTGAAATGCCTTCTACCATGTGGGTTGCTAGAAGAAATGGAAAGGTATTTGTTACAGGGAACAGTATGACTATGCAGACTTTAGTTATGAGTCACGCTGTCTGTGGCCATGGAAGTTTCTTCAAAAATAATTATTTATTTAAACAAAACACAGATGCTTCTTGGATACTGGATTATTTAGAGTTTGCAAAGAAATATATAGCTAAATGTGAAAGTTTATATGGAGAGAAAGAGGTTGATATTATTTTAACTGCCGCGCATGCCCTGTCTAATTACGGAATAGATAGCTACAGCAAGAGCAGGCATACAAAGAAAGGCGCTGAGGAAAGAAAAAGAAGAGAATTAGAGGAATATAAACATAAAACATTTGATGAGGATTTGTATAAATTAGATTTACATAGAGAATGTGACAGCAATGTTTTAGGCTATGCAGACAATGTACATTCTGTAACTGGAAATTTATTAGAGCCTGAAGAAAATATACTGTATTACATTGAAAAAAGATCACCTGTTCTATCTACATGGCAACGAGAAATTGTAAGGATCGTAAGAAGAATCGCACAGTATTTTTATCCTCAGATGCAAACACAGGTCATGAATGAAGGATGGGCTTGTTTGTGGCACTATCATATTTTAAAAGAAATGTATGAGAGGGGGTATATAAATGAGGGCTCTTATTTAGAGTTCCTAGCTTCTCATACAAATGTAGTATATCAGCCCCCTATGGATTCTATGAACATTAATCCGTACTATTTGGGATTTAACATGTTCATGGATATTAAGAGAATGTGCGAAAATCCAGATGAAGAAGATAAAAGACATCATCCAGATATTTGTAATACTGACTGGATAGAGACTACTAAGTTTATCATGGAGAATTATCGGGACAGCAGTTTTATTAAGCAATATTTTTCCTTAAAGATGTTAAGAGAATTAAAATTGTATTCTGCCAAAGAGCTAGAAGATAAAAGCAGCATAGACGACTTTGATTTTTTTATGATGCCACCGGGATTACGTGTATATGAGATACAGGATGTTCACGACGATAAAGGATTTAATAACTTAAGAAATTCTCTTGCGGAACAATATAATTTATTGTTTAGAAGGCCTAAGATAGAGATTGTTAATGAAAATACTATAGATCATGGACTTGGACTTAGGTACTATAAGTATAATGAAATGGATTTAAATGAAGACAGCTCAGACAGTGTGCTGAGTTATATAAAATTATTGTGGGGAAGAGAAGTAACATTGACTGATGATAGTAAAAGAGGAGAAGAGTAATGGCGCTAGATAATGTAGAAGAAAAGAAAGATATAAAGAGAAGGGATTACAATGCTACAGTAGTCTCAGTAGACTTAAATGCTAAGTCTAAGAATAGTGATAAAAATGGCAATCACTGGGATGTAGTTAAATTAATTTATAGAACTACAGATGATCAGTTGAAGGAAAAAGAAATTTCTCATGGATCATTAAATGGTGTTAATTGTAAAACTGCTCAAGGAAAGGCAGCAGCTAAGCGCCATAAGGACGTAGTAACTAAATTAAAGTCCGGAGATGATATCACCGTAACATTAGACGTTAATAATTATGGTAGATTATTACAGACACAGAAAGGACATGTAGCTAAGTCTCCTATATCTGGAGGAGGAAATAAAGGAGGATCGTTTGATAGCATTGGAGCACAAGTGGGACAAGCATTAAATGCTGCCACGCTATTAGTGGCGAATAAGATTATTTCTCCGGGAAAAGGAGGAGATGTAGTTACTGTAATTAAAGAAACAGCTGCACGGATTTTACATGTCGGAGAAGAAATCAGGAAAGATTTTCAGAATGGTAAATCTGAAGCTAAGAATGTTCCTGAGCCAGATATCCAGACTACAGACGACAAGGAAGTATTTTAAGTGGTAAATTATTTATTTATTGATGGAGATGCTATTGCCTATATGGCAGGGTTCAGAAATGAGGAGCGTTGCTATGTGACTTATTATGAAGACGATCAACATTTCCATAATAAAGATTGGGGAAATATAACTCAGAGGGATGTTATAAGGGAACTGGAAGTTTTATTTGACAAGAAGATTGATAAAAATAAAATAGAGTTTAGTATGTATAAGAATGTAGGTCCTCTTAGTCATGCTCTACATTCTGCTAAGTTGATGCTAAACAGGGTTATTGAGAGGTGTTTGCCGGACGGAGGAGATTTTGAAATATATTTAACCTCCGCCGATAAGTCTAACTTTAGGTTTGAGCTGGCTACGATAGAGCCATACAAAGGAAATAGAAAGGTTGAGAATAAACCTAAGCAATTGGAGGAAATAAGAGAGTATTTAGTTGATAAATGGAATGCAAAGGTCATATCCGGCATGGAAGCCGACGACCAACTCACTATAGAGCACCATAAACATTGGAATGACTCAGTAGTTGCAACCCATGATAAGGACCTTAAGACATCTTGCCAGCGTATTTATGATTTAAGAAAGGATCGACACTTGTTATTGACCAAGGAAGATAACCTGCGTTATTTTTACGGACAAATACTGTCCGGAGACAGTGGAGATAATATACCAGGACTTAAAAGATGGATGAAACCCAGGTCTTGTGGACCTAAGAGAATAGAAAAATTATTAAGGGGATTAGGGGAAAACGAAAAGATCTACTATGAAAAGATTAGAGCATTTTATATAAAAAATGTTGGCAAGGAGGAAGACATTATTAAGCTAGAAGAGAGAGTACTAGAGATAGCTAATTTGCTTTATATGAGAAGAACAGAAAATGATAAATGGGAGATTCCTAAATGAGTTATGTTGTAGATAAAGTAATACCGAATAATTCTTTCGCTCAGCTAAAGAAAATCAGAATACAAGAAAATGTGGAGAGTCTATTAAATATAATTCTGGAATGCAGTGCAAATTATCAAGAAGACATGGAAACATATCTTTGTGTTGGTTTAACTATGAAAAATCATCAATCAGGAGAAATGAATTTTGATGATTGTGAAAAGGTAGGAGATTTATTAAATAGAATTGATAATAAATTTAGCAATTGGGAGAAATGAAATGATAAAATCCTTACGTGAAACTAATATACATATTAAAGACCCAGTACAAAGAGAAAAGTTAGTGCATAGATCTGTTAAGACATCTTGTGGGGCGGAAGGCATTGAATCAAGCGATGACTTGCACGAGAAGTTTGATCAAGACAGGGAGAATTGGTTATTGTTTGAAGCGCAGTGTGCATTTAGAGAAATGTCAAACGAATCTTTACTCACTGCTTTGATGATGATAGAGGCCGAGATAGATGAAAGGGAGAATAGAAATGATTAATGAGGAGAAGAAAACCCTTAAGGATGTAGTTTCAGAACTAAATCGTACATTGTATGTTGGACAAGAGAATATTGCTGAGGACTTGCGCAATATAAGAGATGAATTAAGAAGTATGCTGGAAGAAAGTAGAGATAGGGATTTTCATAGTAGAAAAACTATGACTATTTCTACTAGTGATCCTTATGAATTTGATCAATTAGCTAAAGCAAGCAAGATGCATTCTGCATTAGAAGCAATAAAAGAGTATCTTCGAGGGGTGACAAAATATGGATTAGATGAAGCTAGTGAAGAAACATACAATAAAGTTAGCGAGATAGATGATCGAATTAGAGAGATTATCTATGAAGAAGTATATGAGGATGAATATTAATGGGAAGGGCAGCATACGTACATGCAAAATCTCCTAAACATTATTTGGATCAGAGATTAGATAAATCTGGAGATTGCTGGCTGTGGACAATAGGTACAGATAAAGATGGGTATGGACAATGTCATGACACTAAATACGGTAAGTTATTAAAATGTTCTAGGGCACATCAACTGTCATACCTTGCGTACAATGGAGAATATGACAGAAGTTTATTTATTTGTCATACATGCCACAACCCTTCTTGCTGTAACCCAGATCATTTATATGCAGGTACTGCGTTGGAGAACAATCAGGACATGGTTAGTGCGGGACGAGACGTCAGGCTAAGTAAGGAAGACAGTCCTAGAGCAAAATTAACACAAAAGCAGGTAGATGAAATAATGTCTTTAAAGGGAATTAAGACTTGTGTGGAATTATGTGAAATATATGGAGTTAGTTTTGGGCATATATGTAGAATATGGAGGAACGAAAGATGGGTAAAGCCCAGTACTACAAAAGCTTAGGGCGGAAAGGTCAAATGGAAATATCTAATAAGCTATTAGAACGATCTCCTGGCCTCACCGAAGATGATTTTAGAAGTAATCCCATGGGAGCAGGAGGAGAAGACATTCTGCTGTCCTCAGCAGCAAGGAAGCTGTACCCATGGAATATAGAAGTAAAGACACAAAAGAGTTTAACTGTGGAGAGGTGGTACCAGCAGGCTAAAGAACATGGAGCATACGAACCGGTTGTAATGTGCCGTCGGAATAAGACTCGTGGAGAGAAGTGTGATACTCCGTGGTATGGTGTATGTTCTTTAGATTATTTGCTGTATTTAAATGAATGCCGACTAAAAGTAGAAGGAAAATCATGAAAAATAAAGCTAAGAAACTAATAATAGATATAGAGACCGCCCCACTAGTTACTGCGTCATGGGGAATAGGAGATCAAAGAATATCTCATGATATGATACTAGAAGATCCCAGTATATTTATGGTTCAGTGGAAATGGGAAGGTAATAAGAAAGTGCATACTTTGGATATCACTGATTTTGATGGATGGGAGAAAAATTGGAGAGATGACGGTGACTTGGTGGCTGCTATTGCAGACGAAATAGATAGTGCTGATGTTATTGTTGGTCAGAACAGTAAAAGATTTGACGAGAAGTGGATTAAAGCTAAGTTATTAGCCCATGGCCTTGATGATACATTTGGGTACTTACACCACGATATACTATTGGCCGCAAGAAGACATTTTAGATTAACTAGCTATAAGTTAGATTATGTGGCTAAGTTTCTAGGTATCGGCGCTAAAATTCATACTGACTTATCTTGGTGGATGGATTTATTACAAAGTGCTGGGCAAGGCGACTGGAAAAGATTTAAGAGGAGAATCAATAAATTTAAGAAATACGGTAAACACGATGTTGTGCTAGCAGAACAAGTATACCATAAAATACTTCCGTATTGCCCGGAGTGGAACTCTATAATGGTGCCAGGACAAGTTAACGATCACTGTGATTGTGGAGGAAAATTCTTTAAGAACGGAACTAGGGTTTGCAGAACTAATGGAGGAGTATATCAGCGCTATTGCTGTAATAAGTGCGGTAAGAGTAAGAGAGGATCAAAGAATATGATTACCTCGAAGGATAAATTACTGTGATTAAACGTCCTACTAATTATTCAGGACATATTGCTCAAGGAGTGCCGAAGCTAGAAGATAGGCCTCCTATTGATTTTGAGCCAATAAAAAAGCCCCAACAGACAAAGATTATGTCATTTGTTGAGGCTTGTATTCAAACAGTTATAGGCTTTAGTATAACTTTAATTGCGCAATACTTTATATATAAGTATTTTTATATTGTCGTATCCTGGGCTGATTTTATTACTATTGCATTGCTTTTTACCGGAATTAGTTTAATTCGCAGCTATATTATTAGAAGGATTTTCAATCACCTTTAGCTTTCTATAAAATCTCTATATGCAATAGTTGAAACTCTTAGTGTTGTATTAGCAGCATCAGATCTTACTCCTACTTGACTAGATGTATTTGTCATACACTCTACTTGTATTGTAGTAAATGCATTTGTGTTACCCATAACATTAGCTATAGGAGCTGCACTGGTACTAGGAGCCTCGTCATTAGCGTCTTTTGATCTTATATAAACGTGGGCTTGTCCGCTGCCTATAGTACAAAAAGCATTCATTAGAGCTACAGTCTTGTAGTCTAAGGGCGTCGCCAGTGTAATATTTCCCGCCGTTGTTCCCAGGGTTGTAGAGTTATATTCGAGTCCCGGGTCTTTCCAATAAAAAGTATCTCCAACTTGAGTAAATTGTGTAATATTACTAGAGCTATCTGTTAATACAGAACCAACTCGTCTATATCCACTGTAGCCGGTAGCATCTGCCAATAAGTTGGTGGCGGTAGTTGACGTGTCAAATCCGGCATCTATTGTACCATCCGCAGTTTTATGTATAACAAATACATGATACCACGTATCGGCACTTAGGGAGATTCCGGTTGGAAATCCACCAGCGTCATCCCCTTCTGCCCAGGACGCGTCTATTTGTTTGGTAATGTCTGCTGTGAGATCAATATTGACTGCGTCGGCAACATCTCTCCAGTGGCCTTGCATAATTTTAATATCATGATCTGTATCCGTATCATTTGAGATAACAGATATTGGATCTCTATAGTTTCTAGGAAATGTAGTATCTGCCGATTTTGCTACAAAAGATAGCTGCCCAGAACCATTTGTTTCAATAACTTGATTGGCGCTGCCATCACTGTTAGGAAACTTAAGCCCAGCATTACCTAATGCAACAGAACCTGTTCCCTTTCCTTTTATGTTTAAATCAGTGTTAGAGTCGTCCCCTGTTACATCAATAGTAGGACCTGAACCAGTAGCAGCATTAGTCATCTGTATTTCATTAACTGCAGAAGCTGTTTTCTTAACTGCTAGCACTTCATTACCGTTAGCGTCCTCTAACCCGTCTCCATCATCAAATTGAATTGATTTAGATTTGTATGCTGCAGTTAGTGGGTCTAATGTCCCTGCCACATTATCATATGTTGTTGTAGTTCCTGTAGGAGGGTCTGTGTCTGTTGAAGTAGCTACAACTACTTTATATTTAGTGTCAGTAAGTAGCCATATATCGTGAGTTGGGCGACCATCAGAGCCTAGCACTACTGGATTAGCATTAGCGTTAGTGGCTGCTATTGCATCTGCCTGGGTAGGATATGTCGCTTTCTTAGTAGACGTACCAGCTTCATAAAAGAATAACTGACCTCCATTGAGGTTCCCTGTACCATTGAAGTCCTCTACTCGAAAATCAACTGCGTTTAGTTTCCTTGCCATATTTATTATCCTTTAATGTTTCAATAACTTGGTTTTACTGTTCTCAATTACTTGATTTTAATGTTTTTTTTAGTAAAAATTCATGCAATTTTTAATATAACTACTTGATTAAAATATATTATTTTTATTTGATTGGGTTTTGATTGAACTATCCGGAAATTCCGGATAGTTAATCTTAATGTGCTTTTTATAGCTCATTATAAGGCTTAATGGTCATTATATAGCGCATTATGTAATGTATACATGCGCCACGTCCTTAAAAGAACTCCAATCTCCGCCCCATTTCAATCCTACACTCTTTGCTTCTCTCCCCAGATCAGTCCAGAATTTATAGTCTAATTTAGAGGCAGGACCTGCCCACCCGTAGCGTTTATCAATAATATCTACGGCTTTACCGACTCTATGTGAGCTATTCATAGTCTTTGAGTAGCCCTTTCTTACCTTTTCCATCTGTTGAGCCTTAGTTCTATAGCCTTCAGCTACAATGGGTTGCCACCCCAGGTCTTGCATTTTTTGCAACAACTGGTCCACCTTACGAACTAGATCATCGTTAAGTTTATGTTTTGTGGACTGTACCCTAGACCAGGGTCCACGTTTGGTGTCACTTTTTGGCAGTTTCTGTATATTATTGGAGGTAGATTTTGTCAGTTTCTTCCTTTTCTGCGGGTATAACCCCAGTCTTTTAAGCTTTCTCGCCCAACTTTCTAATGTATGTCGTATTGCCATATTTATCCTTTTTGCGTCGCATTTGCGGCGAATATGCGTCGTATTCTCCGCATATAGTGCCGTATAGGTTCCGCATACGTTTATTCCCGCTCGGTAACATTTTGATTAAAAATAACTATTTCCATCATTTTATTCCCGTACGGTAAATATTTAACTAAATAAAAACACTAGTAGATATACAATCAAAATAGCTACAATAATGCCCTCTATAGGTTCTTCCCTTACAGGGCCCCTACCGGCCATTCTGCTCGTCCTTATCCTCACCTAGTAGGGTACCACCAGTGGAGGCAAATAACGCCGTGAGGGCCTTCGCTGCGGCTCCTACGCCCTGTTTACGCTTGATATCTACAATTCTCTGTGCATCACTAATCCATTTAGGGTCTAGGTATAGTTTTACCAGCGCTCTAGTTCTCATAGCCCTGAACATGTCATCTATGAGCCCACTCCTAAATACACCTCCGGCAAGGCCACCTACAGCGGCTCCTGGGGCTCCTGCTACGGCTCCTCCAGTAATGGCTCCTGCCCCTATACCTCCAGCTACTCGGCCAACAGCACTGTCTGTAGCCGTGCTAGAAGCTATTTGCGCAGCTTCTTTCTTAGTAATAGCTCCAGTAACTTTAACCAGATCTCTAAGTCCTTGTAATTTCATAGGGTGCTGCTCTAAAGCAGTTTCTAGTAATTTAACCTGTGCTTTATTTTTAAAGAACAGTTTATCTATTTGATCAGCCCACTTCCCTACTCTAGGCGTGCTGGCTTTATGTAATGTTTTAGAAATATGATTATTTATAGCTGACATCCACAAAGCAGGGTCTTGTTGTTGAATTAAATCTCTAACGGCCTTAAAGTCATTAAGGTCTTGTGAGTCATCAAAAAGGTTTCTGGCTAATACCTTAAAGTCTAGATTCTTTCTACCCAGTATTTGATTTAACTTAGGTGATATACGAGATAAATGTTCATTAAATCCTTGCTTATATAATTCTCTAGCTTCTTTAAACATAGGAAGCTCTTTGTCTATAACAGTCTTTATTCTATCTGCCGCTAACCTGGCTTCATTGTCATTACGCCCCATATCATCTAAGTAACGTTTGACATTAGTCCACACTCCTCCAGATTTAAGTCCACTCTTATCTGCGAAGAATTTAACAAAGTCTGAGCCGTTATTAGCAGAACCTTGTCGGGCTATTTTAACAGTTTCTACAATTTTCTGCCCAACTTCATCGTTTGTGTTCATTAATTTAAGAAGTGCATCGTCAGATATTTGAGATGCATTAACAACGTCATATGCTTTTTTAGATCTTATAAGAGCTTCAGCCTTAGCAGCTGCATTTGCTGAATCTACCTTACTTGATATATCTGAAACAATCTGATTATCAATACCTTCATCAAACTTGTCTGCTTTATTGAATATCCTGTTAAAGAAACTGAATATCTTAGAGTCATTTGATTTTAATATTTGTTCTTGTTGAACTAAAGCATCATCAATATCAGGAATTGCTCTGGCAATATCCTTTCCTCTAACTTGTGTCTTTAAAGAACCAGGCAATGCCTGTTCTGGTGTAAGCTGTGCTCCTACTCTTTGTGCTGCTTTAACAGTATCTTGGAATTTAGGATTTTTAGCAATTTCCTCCGATAATTCAATTAATGCCTTATCTCTAGAATTAAAGAAGTTACGAACTCCTTGTATACCCTTAGATATACCGCCTACTGCTCCCCCTAGAACTCCACCAATGCCTGCTCCTGTTGCTATACGGCGTAAAGTAGAATCATCCTCAGTGCCCCTTGCTGCTGTTGCTGATAGTGCTCCTACTCCAGCACCTCTAGCAGCTTGCGTTAATGCGCCTCCTGGGCCTGCTGCGACCAAAGGTCCGGCAAACTTAACTAGTGCTGATGATCTATCTGACACAGCTTTAGTTTCAGGAGTTAATACTCGGGCGAATTGCTCTCTTTCGATATCTATAGATGCTGATTTTTTCTTAGCCTCTTTAGATATCATTTCTGCCATAGACTCGTTGCCTAGGGCTTTCTGTGCAGTGGAGCCTAATTCTAATGCAGCCTTATATACTTCTTGCGCCGTATCTAGACCTGCACGAATAACCCCAACACCTACATCTTCAGCTACCTGTCCCGCAGACAATAAGGCCAGTTTAACTGGATCATCTCGAGCTTCTGCTCGGGCTTGTTCTCCTCTACCAGTTCGAACAGGTTGTTGTTCAGTAGTTTGAACTTCTTGTGTTAATAAAAGATCATCTATTTGTTTATCAATATCTGAAACAGGATCTTTGTCTTTAGCGGTAGCTTGACCTATTTGTTGATCAAGAAGTGCGTCTATTGTAGAATCAATTGACATATATATTATCCTTTATTCAATAGTTGATCAGCTAAACTTTCTACTTGTTCGTCTGTTAGATTTTGACCTCGTGCAGCTGCTCTTTGTCGTATTTTTGCTCTAGTGTCGTCTCTACTCATACCATCAGTAGACGCAGAAGTAGTGTCTTTATCATCGGCCTTTCTAATTTCATCAAATACTATTTGTTTAAATCTAGAGTCATCTACATTTAATCCCTGTTCTATGAATTCCTGTCTTACCCTATTGGCAATTGTCATATTTCTCATAGTTATATTCAGAGCGGTCTTAAATTGAGTTGGTGTCATGGATAAGTTCGGATAGCCTTCTTGTAAGGTAGCTCGCTCTGAATCTGATACTTGACCACCTGATATACTCTTTACATATTGAGCAAAGTTATTAATCAAGGTGGTGTTCATTTTTTGAGCTCTTTCTACTCTTTCCTGACTACCTAATAAATCTACATTAAATAAATCTGCAAGCTTTGATGTTGATGTTTTAACCCTACCTACTGCAGATAAAAGATCATTAATCTCTTCATCATTTTCATTAATGGTCTGTAACTCAGCCATAGATTTAGTTGTTTCAATATTTTGCTCTTGTAACTTTTTAACAGCTCCTTTTTCTAGCTGATTCTCGTTACCTATAGCTCCTACCTGCTTAGCCTGTTTAATTTGCTCAGATCTCAGTCCAGCCAGCTTACCTTGCAATTCTGTTAGTGCATTTATCTCCTCAAATGATAGATTTACCTTATTATCGGAGGATTTTAGCAAATCATTTATATCGGATTCACTTCTACCTATAGCTCTAAAGAAATCCGCTATGTTATCATTGTTAAACTCAGGAATGCCTTGTTCATTTAAGAATGGTTTTAATACTTCTTCTCTGTCATCTCTAGCTAATAGGCTATCTACAGACATACTACTTTGATCTTCAAATTCTTGTGCAACTGCCTGTAAATCAGCAGGGCTGTTTACTGCAACACCTAAAGCCTCTAAATATTCCGGATCATATTGCTCTGGAGCTCCCGGTAAATTCTGCTGTAATGCAGGTTTTAGCTCCTGATACTTTTGTTCTCTGGTTTCCTCGGGCTCTAGAATTATTTCCTGAGCTACACCACGTACAGCATTGATTTGATTGCTGATGTCCTCATTAAGCTCTATAGCCATTATTTAGCTCCTCCTGCGTCTCTACTGCTATTAGTAATTGCTTGTCCTGTAGGGCCCGTTTCACTTGCGGCCCTGCCTTTAGGCACAAATCGAACTGGTTGTTCTCTTCCCGGCACAATATTTCCTGTAGGCGTAACATTAGCAAACAAGTCTCTAGCAATCGCTGTAGCATGTTTACCAAATCGACTACCTTGTTTTTTATCAATTAAAGATAGCTGCTTTTGGTAATCTTTTATATTGCCTCTACGTGCTGCAACAGCCATCTTTCTAGCAATCTCTAATTGGGCGGCCTCAGCCCGAGGTATAAGCCGAGTCCCTTTACGAACTAGATCAGATGTTTCACTGGGACCGCTAGAAGCACCTCCACCTCCAGCACGGCCTACCGCTTTCGCGCCTAGTTCTTTCCCAAAAAACCTTAATAATTGACCTTCTCTCTGAGCACGAATTTGTTGCTGCGCTAATATAGACTGATTAGGGTCTACAAATTGTGTCTGTTGAGTTGGTGATGATAATTGTCTTAATAAACCAAAGTTTGCCATAAAGCGTTCCTATTATAAATTAAAGATCGATACCAGATACACCAGATTCTTGTAGTCTGCGTCTTGTGTTCTCATCTGCAAATAATCTTAAAGTAGATCCTTGCTGAGCTCGTGTTTGTGCTCGGGCTTGTCCAGCAGCTAGACTGGCATCGGCAAGGTCAGAGGATAGTTGAGAACGCAACCCTGCTAATTGAGTGCCAAGTCCAGCTCTTAAAGAGGCCTCTTGTTGAAATGCTGGCGTCCCGAGCGAAATTAAACCTAATAATCTGCTGCTAACATTTTGTGCTTCTTGCGCAGCAAGTTGTTGTCCTTCTTCTTGTAATTCTTGTAAGGCCCTACCACCTTGAATTCCAGCAGCATTTAATCCTGTTCTGGCCGCTTGAATACCTTGTTCAAATCTAAATTTGAATCCTGGGCCACTTCTAAGCTCTTCTAAAGCCTCTTCTGCGCTCTCTCCACCTAGTCTATTAAGTCGAGAAAAACGTGCTAATGCGCCCCTAGTAGCGTCTGTGATAGGACGTAAGGCTTCTGTTGCCTGTCCTACTTCACCCCTTAATACATCTCTACTTTCCCTAAAACCCTGTCTTAATTGTCTCTGCGCGCCTCGTATGCCCTGTAACTGGGCCCGTAAGGCACCTCGACTGGCTTCAGGGGTTACAGTAGACTGTGCTCCAAATATATTAAATGGTTGTCTATTTGACTTAGGCCCTAATACAGTATTAATATTTTGACCTAATTGTTCTGCTAAAGATGCCATGTACTATATCCTTTATAAAAATATTGCTTTAGTTAAAAAAATTGTGGGCTGCATGTTTGTGTGAGCTTCTGTCGCATTGCCCTCTGTAGAATTATCTACTGTAATTCCGGTAGTATTGCTGTCAATGGTGGCTGCTGTTGATCCACTAGTTCCTTGTATAGTACTTGTAGCTCTGGTAGTTCCAGCAGATGTTGCAGTCCTTGCTCGTAAAGTATCTGTTCCTCCACCACTTACATCTCTTGTTCTGTTATAATATGATCCGGCTCCATGAGTATGGGCGGGGCTAGTGTGGGTATGGCCAGAATCAGTTATATCGTGACTATGTTCACTAGTTCCTGATTGTGCGCCGGTTAAAGTAACATCTTCAACTCCTGTACTATACCCTAAATCTCTTTGAGTAAGTCCAGTTCCTGTACCAGTACCTCCAATAACTTGCCCACCTAAATTTGGAAGGGCTATTGTCTTATTATTATTAAAGTCTGATACTGCAGAAGTTCCTCTTCCTCCTCCTGATACAGCGTTTTCTGACTCACTAAAATCTTCCCACAGCACTATATATAAATCTAATGTGTCTGCATTAGCTCTTGCAGTGGCTCCTGAATTAACATTTCCAATAGTCTTTCCATCACACTTTAATGCTCCGGTAGGTATTCTAGAATCTCCACCATAAATATCAATAATCTCCCCAGCAACTCTTCTAGTACCTCTTATACCGCCAACATTGATATATAAATCATTTAACCATCGAGCCCACACATCTTGCATGGAATCTTTGATAGATTCATAAAACGCAGTAGTAATCGGTGGGGCTCTAAAATCTGCCATTAAATTTCCCTGTCGTCTGATTCTATATCAGCAAAAGCTCCTAAGATAATCCACTTGATTGGATCAGTCATAGTAACTTTAAATACTGGAGATCTGGACATTCCTAGCCTAGACCAATGAACTCTTCTAAAATATTCTCCGGTTGCTCCCGCACTTCTCCATATCTCATCACCAAATGTATGTCCCCCATTATAAGAGACTTGCAACATCATCTGCGGATCACTTCCTTGTCCACTTAGTAATCCTTGACCAGACTCAATATCTATTCGCATATTATAAATACTTAGGTTCTCGTTGTTAAAATGGACCGGTGCCGTAGTAATAACTCTGGTGATAGTGGTGCCATTATCTGTGTAAGTTGTAGTTGACAATTCATAGATATTTCCACTATCCCAATCTCCAACAAGATTTTTGCCATATACAAACATATGGTTATTAGATATATGCCTGCCTTGAGCACTTCTAGTTAATGACTGCCATTGATGCCACAGCCCTGTTCTAGTATTATATGCCCAGGTTACATTAGCAGAAGGGAAAGATAATACATAAAATTCTTCTCCTTCTAAACTATAAACATAACCAAAAGCATCATCTATTGTGTCATATGTGCTTATTTGATATGATATTGCTCGTGTTGATATTATCTGAGATTCAAAATTTCTAACACGAACTACAATGTTTTCTCCGCCACCATCTTGTGCTAACCAAAATAAAGAAGATTGGTTACTTGCTACAGAAAACTTAGCGGAGCACCCGACTTGTAATACAGCGTCATTAATTCTATTAAAAGGGAAATCAGCATTGCCGCTGTTAAAATATGGCTCAGTAGTCTTACTGCCAAATACATAAAGCTTATCCCTGAATGATTTAACAGTTACTATATTATCTGATTCAAATTCTGCCGTTTCAAAATCTAGGGCTGACCATGTAAGGCCATCATTTAAAGCAGATATAAAGAAATTCTGAGTATTAGGGTCCCCCACAATAAAGTACCCATCTTGCTGGGTAACGCTATCAACGTTAGATGGAAAATCTGCATCTGTTATCTGAGTAAATGCAGCACTAGATATATTGTATATCCACCCATCTTGCCCATCTACTATCATTATTTCTGTCGCAGTAGAGTCTATAGAAATCCTGCCAGCACTAGTGTTTAGTGTTCCTAATGACGAAGCTGTTCCAGCAGAATTTATACTGTAAAATTGATTATCAATCACAGCATATGCTACACTGTTATTCTCATGAAGAGCCCTTACACTACTTGCAGTATTAGATGAAAATGTTGATAGTCCTGGCGTATTATAGGCCACAACAGGATGTTTACCTTGGCCTTCTTCAGGAACTAAATACATATTAATAAGTTTCTGAGCATTTTGATCTACAGATTTAGTTTGGTTTGAAGGTCCTAAAAACTGTAATTCTGCCATTACCGGTATCCTCCAGGACCAACAGGAGCAACCATAAGATTAGCGTGGTCTTGATCCCATTCTAATAAATCTTGCTTCATTTGTTCAGCTAAACCAATAACCTCTTGTATTTTACGAGTCTTATTGAACTTAGGGGCAATTCGAACTGCAAGATTGTAGATCAATGCTTCCATCCACTCTTGAGGAATGTCGGGATTATCCGCAGCAGAATCAAAATCTTCTAGATCTCTTCTATATGTAATTTTAAGCCTGTTTGTAACTACAGTAGATACTGCCCATACATATAACTCTCCAGAATCCCTTTGTGGGTCATAAAAATATTGGGAAGGTAAACCTCCAGCATTCTTATCAGCAATTCGATAATAATCCTGCTTTCCTAGTCTTTCTAGTTCAATATCTGTCCCAGATTTATTTCTAACTCTTACATGAATTACATCTAAAGGTCTATTTAATTTAGTAGTGTATGTATATACAGTGTTTCCGCTAGCGGCTGCGGCTGTTAATGAGGCTGTGACAGTAATTTGTGTAGAACTGTCTACAGACACAATAGTTGTCCACTGTCTAGTTCCATCATCTAATTCTATTCCAACATTATCAGCTGCAGTCATGCCTGTAGTATCTGTAATACTTAATACAGTTTGGCCTAGTGCCTCGTCGGCAGACAATGTAGTCTCTACAACAGTATCAGAGGCATGATCCCCAGTAGAACTTAATGTATAAGATTCACTAGTAGTGTCTAAGAATACTGTAGCTTCCTGTTCAGACCAAAGATGTATTCCTTGTGCCTGCCAGGCCTTAATCAAATTATTAAGAGATCGATTGCAAGACTCTAAGTCTGCATTTGATAGATCTTGGCTGATTCCCATGACACCAATAAGATCAAGGGCTTCTCGTATAATCTCGTCTCTATTTAATGTAAAATCCGTGCTTCCTGATGTAGCCAATGTCTATTCTCCTTACAGCTCATCTCTCACTAGAGATTTAACCTCAGTAAATGTTTCTTCCGGCCGTGTTTGCATTTTATCAGCTGCAGGCTTCATTTCATTAGGATATTGAGGTCTTTTTAATGTATCTTCTGGTCTTGGGTCTACCCAGTCCTTATGAACTCTTTGTCCATCCCACTGTATTACAGTATCACTTAGCTTAACTCTTCTTAATGATACTGGGCACCAGTGCCAAGGATCTTCTGGAGTAGAATTACCTTTTACAACAATATGTTTCATATTAATCCCACTGTATGTGTTGTAATTTATCTATATCTGCTTCATCAATTACTAATTGAATTTTATTTTTGCACTTATCTCTGCACTGAGTAATTGCCTGATTAACCTGTGAAGTTTCTTCTTTTGTTAATCGACCGGCAGACGCATTTAATTGTTTATAGATAGGGGCATTTTTTAAAATTTCTTTTTCACACCTTTCTTTTAATTCTTTAACTTTTAAAGCTTTTTCACAATCAATATTTCGTGTGTCCGAGGACTCAATTAAATTTCCATTTGAATCAAAAAGCTCATATCTCTTACCTCTATAATTAGATAAATCTACTTTAGGCAATTCTATACTTTTCTTTTCATGATTTTCTTTAGATAAAAAATTTAACATATTCATTACTATACCTTTCTTAAATATATTCCAGCAGTTTTAAAATTACCATTTTGGGTTGTTGCGGTCATTCCTACAGGAAATGGGTCTGGCAGTGCTCCAAATGTATGACTTGCTGAATAATAATGAACAAAATCGGCGGTTGCATTTGAGCCCTCTAACCCAGTGCACCCATTACCAGTCATATTAGGATATGCCCTAAAATTCCCGCTACCATCCTCAGTAGCTAATGCTAGCCAATAAAACCCAGGAGCTATAGTTTCAGAAATAGTTAATTCTTTAAATCCAGTTGAGTCGGCAGCTACTGTGCCAAAATCTGTAACTAAGCTACCGGGTTTACCATTGCTATCATTATATAGCCCTAGTCTGTACTCAGTAGATGCAGCTGAAGCAATCACTACCTCTATCCCAATTCTAGTCCACGTTGTTTCTTCATTAAATACATATGCAGGAAATCCAAATATAGTATTAGCTACGCAAGCAATATTATTATTAGCAGAAACAGTTGTCCATAAAGTAGGAGCATAATAATTATTGGACACTACTCCAATCTCAACAGTACTTCCGCCTGCAGCAGCGGCTTCTAAAGAAATTAATCCACCGGTATTATCATAAGTTAATACATAGTTATCTTGTCCTGCACCTACTGTTTGATCAGCATCGAGCGTGTAGTTACCTATAGCTATATTGCCTGTACCTTTAGCAGATATGTTTAAATCAATGTTGGTGTCATCACCAGCAGCTGATATAATAGGACCTGAGCCTGTGGCCTCGTTTTCAATATTTACATGATTAACAGCAGAGCCATCTTCTGTAAACGTAACTAATTCTCTAGTGCCGTCTCCAATAGCATTGCCGTTAACATCTAGCTGTCCGCCCAATTGTGGGCTTGTATCTTCCACGACTTCGGATATTCCGCTGCCGCCGGTTCCTCCAGTTAAAGCCATAATTAAGATCCTTTATAGTTTTCGTTAATAAGATTAAAATCCACACTAGCTCCTGCTGTGTATGAATTATATTTTAATCGTAAACATGTAGGCAAATATTCAACATTACTGTTTGCGTCAGCAGTTATTGCAGCTAGGACGCTATGATCTTGCCAATTTAATTCCCCTTGAGTGGTTTCATCATCCAGTGAAAACTCTACATCAACATTAGCAGTGCCTGTTACAGTAAGACCAATAGCTATAGATGCTACGCCCTTTCTATCTGTAATATATCGATGTGTGACGCATTCATCTACTGGTCCTGCTTCTACTGCGTTTCCAACAGCACCGTCTGTAGCAATCTGAGTGATAGTATAAAAATAATTTGTAGATTCTACAGTTGTGGCGTTAGGACCGGTTACCGCTTCTGTTAAAGCATGTCCTTCTCTATTAGTTCCAGTTATAGTAAAGGTTCTATCTGATTCATCTCCGGCAGATTCAAAACTTATTTGATGTGCCATGTCATCAGAAGATGTCCAAACACCATCGGTAACGCCTGCACCGTCTAGAGTAAAATTACCAGCTCCTACAGTTGTTTGGTCCTCAAATACCCCATTTGGATCTGGAGTAAGAGGAGTTGTTGTTAAGTGATAATCACGTGCCATCTATTTTTCTCCTTTTAAATGTTTTCTATTTGTGGTTTTGAATTATCAAACCCATATGCAATTACATCAAATAAGTCCGGATCTGTGCAATCATCCCGAATTCTCATTATCAATCGTTGTGATGAAGCCGCAGCTAATTTTATTCCCCACTTAAATCCGAATAGTTGTCTTAAATCTAAATTATGTATATCTTCTGAAGTTACAGTTTGTTCAATTGTTCTTACGTTTTTGTAATAGTCGTGCATACCATCTCTTTATTCTAATCAATAAAGGCAACTTACGTCTAAATAAACAGTTGCTTTCTAGTTTACTTGGTGTATCTACCGGTCTTTTATCCATAATA